TATTGACGAAGGAGAACTGCCCTCAATAGATGAGTTAACCTCAGCAGGTCTAACGGGAGCCGCCCTAGGTGCAGGTTTAGGGGTCAGCGGTGAAGCTTTCAGCAAGGCTTACAGCAAGTTTGCAGGTATGCCCACACGCCGTCTTAGTGAGGCATTTAAGATTGGTGATCCAGATGCTAAGATACTAGTTGATGGCGTAGAGCGCACGGGTAAGGAATACGCTGAGATGCTTCCAAAGAACTTTCGTGATGTAAAGTTAGGGATTAGTGAAGCATACAGTGATGACTTGATAAGGGCTAGGGTTTTACAAAGCGAAGTTGCTGGTGGTCAAATAAAAGATGCTGGTCAACTAAAAGTTAAATCTGACGAAAGTGACTTCTATCTACAACGCAGACTAGCCGAAGGTAAGATAGCGGCTAAGAACGAAGAATTACAAAGATTAGTTGATATTGATGGAGCGTTTCTAGTATCCAAAGCAAATGAACTGGGCACTGACGCAAGCATCTTGTCTCGATCTGTAAATGACTACTTGTATGCCAAACACGGCATTGCATATAACAAAGCAAACCGATCTAAATTTGGTGGAGACGGAGCCGCTGGCAGAACAACTAAAGAGTTTCAAGAAACTATACGAAACTTTGAGGCTAGAGGCTTAAATAAGGAGTTGAAGGAATCTATAGAGTTACGCCAAGACCTTTCAAAAAGAATACTTAATACTATTGAAGAAGGTGGACTGATTAGCAAGGTTGATGCCAACAAGCTTCGCAAACAATTCCCTGACTACGTTCCCCTAAATCGTATATTAGAAACTGACGAACTAGCCGATGTAGCCTCTACCATTGCTGGTCGTGCAGGTCGTTACGAAACGTTATCATCTGGCATACGCAGAGCAAGAGGTTCTGATCTTGAGGTCAACGATATATCACAGAACATCATAGACAATCTTATTGGAGCTACGCGTAGGGCACAAGTCAATAAGGCTAACCAAGCATTTGTAAAACTAATAAGAGACAATCCCGCTACTGCTGGTAATATTGCTGTTGTTCGTAAACCTAAAGTTGTTAGCACAAAGCTAGTTAAGGACACTTCTGAAACAGCCAATGCACTTCGCGCACAAGGCAAGAAGGTTCCACCTAAAAAAGTTCCTGTGTATGAAAACGCAGATAAGAACGTGCTTACTGTCTTTGAAAACGGTAAGCCGGTGTTCGTAGAATTTAAAGACCCCAAACTTGCTGCGGCCATGAAGGGGTATAACCGCGAAGTTACTACCGGCATTATGAAGGCGGCTCAAGGATTCAACAAATTTGTTGGCGGTCTGTATACTAGATTCAACCCTGAGTTCATGATTCCTAACTTGATTCGTGACCGTTCTGAGGCGTTTGTAAACAATATGCAGAAGATGTCACTGGGTCAGGCATTCAAAACTCTAGACCCAATCTCCACTCTCCGGGATGACATGAGAACCATTCGTCGAAACCTGCGAGGAGAAAGAGCTAGCGGAGGTCGTGCGGCTGAAATGGACAAGATGTATGATGAATTTGTAGCATCAGGTGCAAAAACAGGCGGTCTTGGACTATCTACACTAGATGATATTGAAAAAAGCGTAGCTGAACTAGGAAGCAAACTAAATGCGCCAACTAAATCTAAAGTTAGAGAGTTTAATAAAGCTGTAAATGCAATCAATGAGTGGTTTGAAAACGCCACTAGATTTGCTACTTACCGTCGTGGACGCGCAGACGGCATGACAATGGATCAGGCTGCACTAGCAGCACGTAACAGTTCATTTGACCCTCAGTTACAAGGCGCACAGGGAGATACTATTAGGGCTTTGTACCTGTTCAGTAATCCAGCCGTTCAAGGTGCTAAAAACTTTTTACGTAGTATGAACCCAGTAAAAAATCCAGGGTTAGCCTTATCAGTAATGGGTGCATTAACAGCAACAGCTTACACCCTAGACAGGTATAATAAAACGATTGATGAGAATTATAGGGAAAAAATACCTAAGTTTAAATTAAACAAACACCTAACAATCGTTACAGGAACAAAGCCAGACGGTAGCCTTAATTACATTTCCATACCCATTGGTTACTCTATGGTTCCGTTCAAGGTTGCTGCTGACTACGCCCAAAGAATCATGTTCGGAGGCGAGGAAAATATTAACGCCTCAGCAGTAGCCAGGGATATGAGTAAAAATATCATTGACTCATACAATCCAATGGGAGGTTCACCTGTACCAACAGTGCTTAGACCGATATTAGAGCTATCTAGAAACAAGGATGGCCTAGGAAGAGACATACGACCATCTTGGTTAGAGAATGAAAATATCTCTGATGTTGAGAAGATTCACCCTTGGACGGCTAGAACCCAGGGTGGCGAGTTAGCTCTAAACTTAGCTGAACAGCTTCAAGACATGGGATACGAGGTGTCTCCAGAGAATCTACTTTATCTTTACCGCAACTACACTGGTGGTCCTGGAACAACGGTGCAAAGATTGTTTGATGTTACATCAAAATTGATGAATGGAGAAAAGACTACTCGCGCAGATCGCCCAGTTCTTCGTAGGTTCTTTGGTGAGACATATGCAAAAACCTTTGAGTTGCGAACTGGTGATCAGCAACTAATTGACAACATAGACAAACAAGAGAACACTAACGCACAAACAGCACGTAGAATTGCTGACGGATATACGGGCAAGCTAAGAAATGCAGACAGTCTACAAGAGCGATCTCGTATCCTTCAAGACCTGCTAGTTGATCCAGAAGCAAATGAAGCAGTTAAGCGTCGCGTAGAAAGATTCCTGAAGGATGAAGCCGCAGGAATAACGGCTGCTGACAAAAGGGTTAAGTCATTATCGGTAAATGGCAGAGCACAATATTTCATTGAAAGAATCCAAGATATGGATAGGACTGAAGCTGCTAGGTATCTGCAAGAGCAGATCAACAGGCGTGTTCTCACCCCTAAGGTTCAAGAGGCTATGACTGGCATTCAAGCCTTTAGAGATTTCTTCAGTCGATAAAATGGTGGAGATGGGAGGAGTTGAACCCCCGTCTCTGGCACTAGCCAGATCGATAACCTTACATCCCCTTAGAAGTTAAAGGTGTCAGCGTCGTGGTTGGAAGGCTGGCTGACGGCAACCCTATATAGGCAGTAAAGAACCTTTCCGGAGCACTCACGACTTACTCTTTTGCGGAAAATTACACTAAACCGCAAAGTTATTCTCGCTCTTCTGCGTTAGATAAGAGACGATGTTGAAGCAGGTCAATCTTCTTTTTCAAATTTTCTATATCTTTGTTTAGTCTTTCGTTCTGGGCAGTCAGAGCCTCGCATGATTTAGTCATAGCATCTAAGCCTTTTGCCAGAATTTCTTCAGAGTTAATATTGTATACGGATGGAGTTTTTGTTTGTTGCATTTATTTGTTATGAGAAATTGGTTGCCACTCGCCCGAGTCTTGCTCGATCCACTCAAACAGATATGAAAGATCATCACTAGACAAAGGTTCGTCAGACTCAAGGTAACATATGCCCCTGACCTCTGGGTCACGCGATGACGGTGCGTCGGCTTCAAACTCTACAATGACGTTGGTTATGCTGCCGGCGTAGTTGTCTATTTCTAGTTTGTGTTCATACATCATGGTGGTGTTGGTTAGATAAACATTGGTTCAAAGAAAGCAAGCTTGGGTGAGTATACTACACCACATCCAACGATTGGTTTGGCGGCGTAGACGCGCCCGTAGTTCATGGCAGGGTGATCGTGATCTACTCCACATCCTACGTTCATACCAAAGACAATATCATCTTGGTTGGCGTGATAGTTGATGCCGGCTTGTGCGTGAAAATGACCCATGACCAGAGACTTAAACTGAGCTTGTGCATTCTTTAGTGCTGACATCTGTCCTCCCTTCTCCTTATCTCCGTGCCTGTATATAACCCCATCAATTACTAGGTCTGTGAATCTGGGATGTATCGTCCAGCCGTCAAGACCCCATAAAGTTTTGAAGTTAAGTATTACCTCTGGTGGTAGGCCAACGCTCTGTGCCTTGCGCTCTGGTAGGGCTGAGTGATTACCTATAAGATAGTCTACTTCTGGAAAAGCTCTGTGCAGTGCTCTGACCTGCTTGGCTGCCGCTACAAACTCGTCTGCTGCGCTAGGCATGGTTGGGTCTTTCTCGTGAAAGCTAATAGCGTTCCAGTCCACTAAGTCCCCAATGTGAACTACGCGTGTGCATCTATGCTTGTGGAAGATAGATAGTAAAAATTCTATGTAGCCTCTGTGCATAGCAGGACAGTGAGTATCTGCTATGACCAGGACTCGTTCTGTCCCCTGAGCCGAAGGTATGGTAGCCTTGTATCGCCTAATCTTAGAGCGTACAGCCTCCGCACTTGTTCCATATTCTTGAGCGATTTGATGGTAACTAAACCCTTCTAGATAGAGGTTATAGGCTTGCTTCTGTGTTAGGTTTTCGTGTGTCATACTTATAATTGTGAGAGTTAACTAAATCTGCCAATGTGGTTTTGGAAGACAAACTTACCATACTGATCTCGCTGGCCTTCGCGCTGTTTTGCTATATTGTATTTGATAGAGATGTGTGTGCCGTTGACAGGATCATTGTAGACTGTAGCTTCCTTTGTATCTGAGCCGTTAGGCCATAGCAATAAGATAATATCTGCGTCGTTCTCGATGTCCCCAGAGTCTTTCAAATCATATAATGTAATACCGGTTTCGCGCTTGGCTCCCTCTCTGTTTACTTGTGCTAACAGTATAACAGGTAGGTCTAGCTCCATAGCCATAAGTTTTATCTGGTGGCTAACCTCTGCGATGCCGTCGTGCTTTTTTAATTTAGTGTTCCAGGGAACAAGTTGCAGGTAGTCTATCACAATCCATTCAATCTTGTGCTTGCGTTTATACATACGAGCGCGTGAACGAAGCTCATCAACATTCCTAACGTAGTGCTCTGTGAATATAGGAGCGTTCTCTACCCTGTCAGTAGCATCCCACACCCGCTTCTGTTTCTCTGCAGATAGCACCCCGTCTTGAAACTGGTTGAGGTTTACGGCAGAGCAGGTCTGTATCATACGCTTTGCTAGGCTCTTGGCTTGCATCTCAAAAGAGAAGTATAGGCCTGGCTTGTTGTGCGTCACGCCGTTCTGTAAGGCTATGTTGAGGGCGATACAAGTCTTGCCACAGGAAGTAGGAGCAGCAACAACCATTACTTCTCCGTTGGCTATGCCGCCGGCACTAAGCTTTTCGTCTAATTGTTTGATCCTAGTTGGTAAAGCGAAGGTATCGTATGTTCCCTCCTCCATCTTTTTGAAGTCCTCACGCAAGGACTCAGCGGCTACTCTAATGGATGGATCAGAGGCAGAGTTGTTGTCTAGGGTAGCGGTAACAGCCCTTTCAATGTCAGCAATGATTACGTCTGGGTCTTGGTTCTCTATCGCTGATTCAATAGCGATGCGAGATGTGCGAATAATCTGACGTAACTTAGACTTCTCTTTTATAATCTTAGCATGGCTACTTATCTGCAAGGAGCTACTGGCTTGCCCCTGTATATACATTATATTGCTAAGTCCACCTGCTTCCTTATCTGTGCCTTCGCGCTTTAGAAACTCATCGAGGTCGAGTTCAGAGAACTCTTTGCCAGAGGAGCATAACTTAGATATAGCCTTAAAAATTATTTTATTGGAGTTGCCGTAGAAATCATCTGCGTTGACAATGGTGCTGATGCTATCGTAGGCAGCATTATCTAGTAGGCAACAGGCTAGCAAAGCCTCTTCTGCTTCTAAGTTATGAGGTTGATCCATTCTTTTCTATAATCTTGATAGCTTCTTTGTTCAGTTCTGATACGATGTTGGGAGTAGGTTCTGGCCTATCATCGACCCAGTTGCCCCTCATGATTGAATCTCTTAGGACGGCAAGACCTGTTATGGCATGGGAGATATGGTGCAGTCCAGAGTCTGGATCGTTGTCCTCTCCCTCATACCATGCCGCTAGATGACGGAAGGCGGCATCATAGTATACAGAGCCTCTAACACCTGCTTCACGCCAGTTGAACCTACCATACTTCAAGTCCCCGTGCAACTTCACAAGTCCTGCTTCAAGGAGAACGTTGGCCGGCATACCTGATAGCGGCACTTTCTTTATGCCACAAGCATCCTTTGGGTTAGTCTTCTTAACCATTATAAAATAAAGCCCCTCCCCCGAAGGAGAAGGGCTAGCCCCATATGCCTAGAATGGATTAGCAATTACTTCAGGCTCAGAGTAAGCAATCTCTGGCTCACTCTCTTCCTCTTCATCGTCCTCAATAGTTTTGTCTACCTTGAGGTAGGAGGATAAATATTCTTGTAGTGTGCCATCCATCCTGTCTGCTTGAAGAGCAGCCTCGTTGGATAGCGTATTAGACACAATGTTAAAGACTGGTCTGTTGTAACTTACAGCACCCTTGCGGTCTTCGACTGCCTCGGTGACTGCCACAACAACGTCTCCTTCTAATGTATTGGAGCCACCAACCCTGTCTTCAAATTCAATCCATGCTGTGAGAGCACAGCCCTTGAGTTGAAAGTTAACAAGCTCGTAGCCCTCTCCAACCTTAGCCATAGCGTAGACAGACTTGGTGAATTTAACACCATGCACAGTCTTTACTTCAGACCATATACCAGTAGCGATGATACCTTCCTTGTTGCGGAGAGTAAGTTTATCTCCTACGGTATACACTTCGTTAGACCAGATTGCGCTGTTCTTTCTATCGTCCCAGCCCTTGGCCGTTATGAGTTGATCGAGGATGATGAACCCTGTGTCTTGTGGTAATGTTTTAGACTTCTGGGCTTCTTTATCGTAAAACTCCCATGTGGAAGCTTGTGTGTTCCATTGAAGGAACTTGGTAGCAGGGTTTGAAGACCCTGTTGATCTTGGTT